TGTTGGACATGCGGTTCATGCCGGGGGGAAGAGTACAAGCCGCCATTGGTGCCCCCCGTAAAACCACTCCGTACAACTGCTTTGTCTCAATGACCATCCCCGACAGTGTTGATGGAATTTGTGATGCACACAAAGAGTCCATGCAGACTATGCGTATGGGCGGGGGTATTGGATATGACTTCTCTACACTTCGACCTAAAGGTGACCATATCAAATCCCTTGGATCACCAAGCAGCGGCCCTGTGTCCTTCATGCAAATCTTCGATGCAGGTTGCAAAACCATCAGTTCCGCTGGTAACCGAAGAGGTGCCCAAATGGGTGTCCTCAGGTGCGACCACCCGGACATTGGTGAATTCATACGATGTAAGCAAAACGGTACGAGCCTCACAGCCTTTAATATCTCTGTGGGCATAACTGATGAGTTCATGGAAGCCGTACTGGCTGATGGGGATTTCGATCTCCGTTGGGGTGGTAAAGTCTATGAGACCGTAAACGCCCGTATCCTATGGGATGAGATCATGCGATCCACGTATGATTGGGCTGAACCGGGGGTACTCTTCCTAGATCGTATCAACCAGATGAATAACCTCTGGTACTGTGAAGACATCGTTGCGACTAACCCATGCGCTGAACAACCACTACCACCTCACGGTGCTTGCCTGTTGGGTTCCTTTAACCTGACTAAGTATATCACTGTGGAGCGGAACCCTAGTGGCTCCCTTCGGCGTGTGTTTGATTACCCTAAGTTCGTTGAGGATATTCCACAGGTTGTTCGCATGATGGACAACGTGGTCGATGCAGCTATCTACCCTCTGCCTGAACAGGAAGCGGAAGCTAAAGCGAAGCGTAGGATGGGCCTAGGTATTACAGCCCTTGCCAATACGGTTGAAGCTTTAGGTTTCACTTATGGTTCACCTGACTTCATCGCTGAAACTGAAAAGATCATGCAGACCCTACGTAACTATTGCTACCAAGCGTCTGTCGATCTAGCGATTGAGAAGGGTCCATTCCCTATGTTTGAACGCTTAGACTATTGTGAGGGTGGTTTCACTGCGACCCTGCCACTTACCATACGCCAGAAGATATTCGTGAATGGCATCCGTAACTCACACCTGATCTCTATTGCCCCCACAGGCACGATCTCCTTATGTGCAGACTATGTGTCTTCAGGTATTGAGCCTGTGTTCGCATACAGCACCAACAGAACCATCCAAACAGAAGATGGACCTACTGTGGTGGAGATTGAGGACTATGGTGTATCTAAGTTTGGTGTGTACGGTAAACGTGCTGATGACATCTCTGTACAGGATCACCTTGCTGTACTCCTAGCCACGAACAAGTACGTAGACAGCGCAGTCTCTAAGACCTGCAACGTTGCTGCTGATGTTACGTGGGAAGAGTTCAAGCAGGTGTACGTGGATGCTTGGAAAGGTGGTGCCAAAGGCTGCACTACATTCCGGGCATCAGGTAAACGCTTCGGCATCCTGAACTCCAACGACGAACCAAAAGTAGAAGCATGTTTCATTGACCCTGATACAGGGACCAAAACGTGTGAGTAAGTGGAACTTAGGTGAAGACCCACCAGACACTGAGCGTACAGTCTTGATGTACCTTGGTGGTCCCGGTGCGGTCTTCACGGGTTTCCACCAAAGGAAAGTCTGGAACTACACAGCAGGACACAAGGTAGGTTCACCCGTAACACATTGGCGTGAATTACCACCTGAACCAGACAGCGAGGAAAACCTAGGTCGCGCCTAGGGACCACCAGGATTCGGGGGAGCTGGTCTATCAAAGCCCGACCATTTTCTAAGACCAGTAAAGGAGTGTGATGACTGTTGAAGAACAGAAGTTCCGTAAGCTTGTCCAGCTTCATAGGGCAATACAAAGAGCCAAGGTAAATCTTCAAGTATGCGAGACGGGGGTAGGTCGAATATCCCTTCAGATGCTTGAGGATCAACGGCACACATTAAGAAGCACCATGGATTGGACGGTTATCTAATGACACTTATTGAACGGCTACGTAGCCCACTCAAGCATCCGCAAGAGTGTGTGAACCAGCGACAGGAAGCAGCCACTGAGATTGAAAGACTCCAACACGAACTAGATGCTGCTGAACGGTATGCAGAAGATATGCACCTGAAGCTGAACATTTACCGCGCCAAGGAATATCTAGATAACCGTAAAGTTCCTGAAATAAAATTCCACTACCGTGAAGAGTGATCCATAAAAACGAATAACGCAACCTATAGGTAACCAATAACAAACCTATAGGATTAACATGCGTATTAAAGCTTTTAAAGATGCTAAAGGCCCCATGAGTGTGGGCAATAAGTTTACCCTATACAAAAAGCAGTACACGGTTGTTCGCTACGAGTTGGATGCTAATAACGTCCCACTGATGCGGGCAACTGACGGCAAGAAGGATTTCTTCTTTTACGAAGATGATCTCAATGTCGAACCGGAAGCGTGACTACAAGAAAGAGTACCGGGACTACCACGCTAAACCTGAACAGATTAAGAGGCGAAATGCACGTGGGACAGCTAGAAAGCTGATGATCAAGAAACATGGGAAAGCAGCCTTAAAAGGTAAGGATGTGGACCATAGAGATCGAAATCCACGAAATAACTCTACATCTAACCTCAGAATCCAATCAAAGAAGGTGAATCGTGCCCGAAACTCGCACAAATAGTGCCACCTCTAGGAAGCCACCACCCCCATTCATTGACCCAGAAATCATCAAATACCTCGAAAAGGTGTTCCCTGATGTCATGCCTAAGTACGACTTATCGAATGATGAGAAGTGTTTCAAGGCTGGGCAAGTCGATGTGGTGCGGCGACTGAAATCGATATCGAAATCTCAATCCGAAAATCTTCTAGAGGTAAAATAAACATGTGCATGTCACGCGCTCCCGCACCTGCGCCCACCCCTGCCCCACCTGTTGCAGCACCAGCAGTTTCAGTTCCTGAAGCACCAGTGTTGAACGAGGATACGGTAGGCGTGGAAGGTGATGCCCTGAACACAAAGAAGCAGGGTATTAAGAAACTGAAAATTGATAAGAACGTAGGGGGCATGACCGAAGGTGCTGGCCTCAATGTTCCCGGTGGTGCTACCACCTCAACTGGCTCCACTAATTAATGGATGAGGTGGGAGCCGAAGCCAACGGTAAAGGACTTGGGGAACAGCGTTATGCGAACCTTGAGACTGTACGTGAACCGTATTTATCACGGGCACGTGAGGCTTCTGAATTAACATTACCAGCATTGATCCCCCCGTCAGGATCGAATGGTGCCACAAACCTAGACACCCCATATCAAAGTGTGGGTTCCAAGGGAGTTAATAACCTCAGTGGTAAGTTGCTGATGGCTTTGCTCCCACCGAATCAATCCTTCTTTCGCCACTCCATTGATGACTTCACACTTGATGAACTTGCAAAGGAGAAAGGTGCTAGGGCTAAAGTTGAAGCTGCACTTGGTTCTATTGAACGTGCAGTCCAAACCAAGGTTGAACGTGATGCTCTTCGCGTACCCTTATTTGAATGCCTAAAGCACCTGATCGTTGGTGGTAACAGTCTATTGTATCTCCCTAAAGAAGGTGGGATGCGGGTATTCAAGCTTTCCCAATACGTAGTCAAGCGTGACCCAATGGGTAACCTACGTGAGATCGTGGTGCGTGAGTCAATCTCCCCAGATCAGGTTCCAGATGATGTTAAGAAGACAATGGAAAATGATACCACAGATGAATCCCCAGATAAGACTGTGGACATGTACACGTATGTACGAGTTGTGGGTAAGCGTTGGAAAGTACACCAAGAGATCAAAGGTATCACCATTAAAGGCTCTGAGGGTACGTACCCATTGGACCGTGTTCCTTGGTTGGCCCTACGTTACACCCGTATTGACGGTGAAGATTATGGACGGGGTTTCGTTGAGGAATACCTAGGTGACCTGAAGTCACTTGATGGTCTCATGCAAGCCGTAGTCGAAGGTGCAGCAATCTCAGCCCGTGTGTTGTTCTTGGTGGACCCTAATGGTTCAACTGACCAAGAGACAATCTCAGAGGCAGAGAATGGTGATGTAGTTGAAGGTAACGCCAATGAGGTGTCAGCCCTTCAGGTACAGAAACATGCAGACATGGGCGTGGCTGAACGTGCTATTCAACGCCTAGAGGAACGCCTAGCTGAAGCCTTCCTGATGCGCTCATCGATCCAACGTAATGGTGAACGTGTTACCGCGACTGAGTGGAACCTCTTAGCATCTGAACTGGATGATGCCTTGGGTGGCCTCTATGGTCTCCTATCTCAAGACTTCCAGTTGCCACTGGTGAACATCCTGATGTGGCGCTTACAGAAAGCAGGTAAAGTCCCTGCCCTTCCTAAAGAAGCTGTACAGCCTACCATCATCACGGGCCTTGAAGCACTTGGCCGTGGTCAGGATTTGCAGACCTTACAAGCATTCGTCAAAGACCTCGTTGGTCTAGCACAGGCTGACCCTACAGTTATGCAACGGTTGAACGTTGGTGACCTGTTGTCACGCCTAGCTACCGCACGTGGCATTGATGATAAGGGCCTTATTAAGGATGAAGATACCATCCAGAATGAACAGGCTATGGCTAAAGAGGAACAACAGAAGCAACAGGGTAACAACCAGATGATGGAACTGGCAGGTAAGCTAGGCCCTGAAGCCATGAAACAAATGGGTGGTATGAATCCCCCTGAAGGAACGCAATAAACTATGGTTGATAAAGTAATCATCGATTCTCCCGATACAGCCCAAACCCCTCCCGAAGGCCACGATGCAGCAATGGCAGCACTTGTTGATAATGCAGGTGACCCTGATGCCGCACCACCAGCCGCGCCTGAAGAGGCACCTAAGTTTGCTGGTAAGTACGGCAGTGTTGAAGAGTTGGAGAAGGGCTACGCTGAGTTACAAAAGAAATTAGGTAACCAGGATAAAGCTGACGAACCTTCTACCGATACACCGCCAGATGAAGCTGACAAGTCTGCTAAGATTGAGAAGCCAGATGCAGAGAACCCTGATGTTGATGCAGCCAAGGAAGCTGTTGAGGCCGCTGGGTTAGACTTTGACTCTTACAGTAATGAGTTTGCTGAGAAGGGTGAGTTGTCTGAGGGTACGTATGAGGCCTTGGAAAAGGCTGGTATCCCTAAAGACATGGTGGATCAGTTCATTGCTGGTCAACAGGCTGTAGGCGCACAAGTCTACAACTCCATGATGGAAACTGCTGGTGGCGAAGAGGCATACCAAGGGATGTTATCTTGGGCTGCTGAGAACTTTGCTGAAGGTGAGATTGATGCCTTCAACGCAACCATCGACGCAGGTGACCTTAACTCTTCACGCCTAGCTATCGCAGGTCTGAAGGCACGTTATGATGCATCTGAAGGTAACGAACCAACCCTGACAGGCGGTAACAATACATCGACTGATGGGGCTGTGTACGAAAGCTGGGCACAGGTAACGGCTGACATGTCAGACCCACGTTACAAGAATGACTCAGCATATCGAAACAAGGTGAGCATGAAGTTGGGACGTTCCAACATTTAATTAATGCCACCTATAGGAACACTCACTGTAGAGGCGCGTTAAACCGCGCTCCGGTGAGCATTGCCCCCTGCCGTAGCTTTATCTCCTTTCACTACGGCGGGGGGCCTTACCTACCCTTGTGACCATGATGCGCTGAATCCTTATTCGGCATCTAACTTCCACATCACACCCGAATCGAAGGCCCGACTGATTTCCTATGCGTAGGTGATCTTAGGACACCCGGATGTGCCGTGTTGTGAACGAAGGAAGCTAACTCTCCTTTAACTCACAAGGTAATTTAATATGTCTAATGCTACCGTTTCTCGTGTCGGCCAGAGCAATCTGGCTGGTGACGATCAAGCACTATTCCTGAAAGTATTTAGTGGCGAAGTTATGGCTGAATTTGCCATTAACAACGTTGCACTCAACCGCACGATGGTGCGTACCATTTCCAGCGGTAAATCGGCTCAGTTCCCGATTATGGGTAAAACCTCTGCCGCATATCACACTCCCGGCGCTGAGATCGTAGGCACTGCCATCGACCACGCTGAACGTGTGATCACGATCAACGACCTTCTGTTGTCGAGCGTGTTCATCTCCAACATCGATGAGGCCATGAACCACTATGGTGTTCGTAGCCACTACTCGAAAGAGTTGGGTATGGCATTGTCGAACCAGATGGACCGCCACATCCTTGCTACCGGTGTCAAAGCTGCCCTTTCGACGGCAACGCTGACCACGGCTGGTAACGCTGGTGAAGTTGTTACGGACGCTGATGGTGACACCAGTGCTGACTCGCTCATTCAATCCATCTTTGATGCCGCACAGGCATTGGATGAGAAGAACGTTCCTGAGTCGGATCGCACGGTATTCTTGAAGCCAGCCCAGTACTACTTGCTGGTCAATTCGAGTTCCAAGCTGATCAACGTTGATTATGGTAACTCCGGTAACGGTTCTACCGCATCCGGTAAAGTATATAACGTCGCTGGTATTGATATCGTCAAAACCAACCAACTTCCGACCACCAATATTACCACGGGTGTCGAAGCTGGTGGCGATGCTACCGCCCAAGCAGTTGATGCACGTAACGGTCTCGCACTTGTCATGCACAAGTCGTCTATTGGTACGGTCAAGCTGATGGACCTGTCGAGCGAATCTGAGTACGACATTCGTCGCCAAGGTACGCTCATGGTTTCCAAGTACGCTTGTGGTCATGGTGTATTGAAGCCTGACGCAGCTGTATGGATTCGTACCGCGACTCCTGCATAATCTCTCTCTTAATGGGGGCTATCTCTTAAATGAGGTGGCCCCCATTTTTTGCATTTAATAGGAACCTCATGGCAACTCTTGCACCAACTACAAAACTAGAAGCCATCAACGCAATGTTGGCGGCAATAGGACAAGCACCTGTGAACAATCTCACTGGGAGCGGGTCTTTGGATACCTCAGTGGCCATCCAGACACTTGATCGTGTTAACCGTGAGGTTCAGTCACGTGGATACCATTGGAATACTGATAAGTCCTACACGCTGACACCTGATGCAACCACAGGGAAGATTGCTGCTGTCGGTACGATGCTTCAGGTGGACACTGTAGGTACTTACATTAATACGGACATAATCAAACGTGGTGAGTTCTTCTGGGATCGTATCAACCACACCTTCGTATTCACAAAACCACTCAAAGCAGACATCGTATGGCTATTGGACTTTGAAGATATCCCTGAAGTCGCCCGTGTCTATATCTACACCCGCGCAGGTCGCCTGTTCGCTGATGGACGTATTGGTTCACAGATCATCGACTCGTTCACACGTGCTGATGAGTCTACGGCCAAGGCCATGCTGAAGAAGGCTGAAGGTAAGACCATGAAAGGTAATGTCCTGGTTGGAAATAGAAGTACGTTCCGCACGATTGATCGGCAGTCCAGAGGGAAGATTCTCTAATGGCTTCCCTAAAAGGAACCCTCGTAACAGGGACCATCCCAAACATGATCAATGGGGTGAGCCAACAGCCTTTTGTCTTACGGCTCCCCAACCAAGCTGAATCACAGGTGAATGGTTACTCGTCTGTGGTTGAGGGATTAACACAACGTCCATCAACTAAACACCTAGCAAAACTTGCAACCACATCACGATCTAATGCCTTCCTACATACCATGAACAGAGATGACACTGAGAAGTACTCAGCGATATTCAGTGATGGTGATGTTGAGGTGTTCGACCTGTTCACTGGTGCGCCTGTAACGGTCAACTTTGAAGAGATGACGAAGAACCTTATTGTTGATGCTGTGGCAACTGAGACCAGTGATGGTTATCAAATAACACTCCCAGCTACCGTGACTACGGTCACCTTGGTCACCACAGGTATCACCACAGCTACCGTGTTGTGGGAGAAGTCTGCCACAGGTGCTTTCGCTGGGGAAGAGACCCTTGTGCGTACCGATACGGCAGACACCAGTGCAACTGTGGCTTGGACCTCTGGTGAGTACATCCGGGCACGGTTGTCAGCCTACACCACAGGCACGATTGATGCTGATGTCCTATCTAACAACACCAACTACATCAAAGCTACAGACCCTAAAGCTGTACTACGTGCTGTCACTGTGGCTGACTTTACGTTCCTAGTGAACTCATCCACCACCACAGCAGTACTACCAGACCTCACAACAGTGCGTGACCCTGAAGCAATCGT